ATCACATTTCTCAATTAAGGCCAGAGCCAAACAGTCTTGTATGTCTTGGAGAGATAAAAGGTATAGCAGAGCTGGAAGACCAGATGAGAAAACTCCCAGGTAATCTAAGGTATCACGGCCTAGCAAAATCAAAGTTTATTAGAAGTAGGATATTTGAAAGCGTTGATACTGCTGCTTGGATATCAGTTGCATTGGCCAAGAAGAGTGAGATATGGACTGGAAGTGATTCTATGAGTATGTTTTTTGGCCAGAAAGGTAGGGGTATGGTACCAATGTTAAGGCACTACTGTGAAAGATACAAAGATAACCTGGAGAAAGTAGGTATAACAGTAGAACAGATAATAAATGCAGAGTACTCAGCTTTATTAAAAGCACCAATAGCATTAATGTTTATGCCACAATTAAAAACATATGACTTCTATGATGATAACTTCAAACAGTAATCCTTATAAGCATTGTTTCAGTAATTGGTATATATGGATGAAGATGATATATTTAAGATAAAGCCAGTAGGTAACATGAAACTTGTAGTGGAGAACAAGCGAAAAACAGTATCACCTTTCAACTCTGCCAAGAATTTAAAGTATGCAAACATACCAGCCTTATGTGATCAATGTGTATATCGTAATATAGAGTCTGGTGGTAATGGTAAATGTCCAAAATATGAGAAGGGTGCAGTATGTGCTATAAGAGATGACTTTGTTAAATTCATAAACGAATTAGATACTAGAGAACCAGAAGATGTTAAGGCTATGCTTGATATGTTAGTCAAACTATCATTTGAAAATGTATTAATGGCCCTCACACAATCAAAGATGGATGGAAACATACCAGACAGAAATACAAAATCAGAAATTAACTCGTTGTTAAACATAGTAAAATCAATTAACGATCTCAATAGTAAGATATCAATAACAGAAGAAAAGAGATACACTAAAGAGGGAGACATCGAAAACATATTCAGACAAATAAAGGCTCAGAAATCAGAATGAAATGTAGAAAATATCCCTGCAAATGTGAAGAGTTTACAAGAGACTACCCATTCAGGATATGTGACTTGTGTGGTGACAAAATAGTATTATTATGTGGTGGTATAAATGAATGAAGTATATAATATAAGGCATTGTATTTACTGTGGTAAGAAAGGATTCAAAGACTCTGACGAAGTAATATTACATATAAAATCTAAACATATGGTGATTGGTAGTGGTTAACGCAAACCTATCAGACGAAGAAAGGTTGAATGATACTAATCATCAATATAGTAATGATTATTGTCCTAAATGTGGCCATTACCCTGAAGTATCTTATTTGAGAGAAGTAGATTGTGAGTGTGATTGCCATGAAGCACCTTACCAAAACGACACAGGTATTCCAAAAAATAGGGGATGATATTTAATGTTTGATGGGTGCTGTATATTGTGTGGACATTGTACTGATGAGGTAATCGCAGAAATGATGGAGTGTAAGTGTAACTGTCATGGCTAGACCACAGAAAGAAGTATTAGAGGAAAGACAAAACTTCCTACAAACTATAACAGACTGTGCTGATAACCCAAGCAAGTTTAGTGAGATATTTTTAAATCATAAGTTATTTGATTACAATAAGGAATATGTAGACTGTAATGACAGATTCATAGTATATAGATCAGGCCGTCAGGTAGGTAAAACTATGAGTACAGCAGTCAAGGCCATACACTTCGCATTCTTTGCACCACTCATGTTAAAGACAGTTAATACAGATTGTACAATAGTAATAGCAGCACCTACACAAAACCAGGCCACAATCATGTTCGGTAGAATAAGAGATATGATATTAAGAAATGATTTCTTATCAAGATATGTAATACGTAATACACAGACAGAAATGTGGGTTAGATTTTTAGACAATACTGGATCATCAAAAATAATTACAAGGGCAACAGGAGAAACTGGTGTCAGTTTGAGAGGTTATTCTCCTCATGTAATTATAGCAGACGAGTGTTCATTTATCAAGACAGATATACTTAGAGCCTTCCTTCCTTCTGGTTTGGCAACAAAGGCCAGGGTGTGGCTTACATCTACACCGTTTAGTAAATCAGGTTATTTTTATGAGGCCTGTCAAAATGCAAGGCCAGCAAACCCTGATGGAATGTGGAGAGAGTTTCACATCAAGTCAACTGACAACCCATTGGTACAAGAAGATCCAAGCTTCCTAGAAGAAATAAGAAGACTAACAAGGGAAGAATATGTTCAAGAGGTAGAAGGAGAGTTCCTTGATATAGGTGATTCTTTGATTCCTAATAGTTTAATCATGGAGGCAATAACAGATGGTACACCAAGAGGTAGAATGCAGTATTACATGGGAGTTGATGTTGCAAGAACTGGTATAGATGAAACTGTTTACACGATTGTTGGTGTGGATGAAAACGGAACTGTTTTTGTGGAGGAGGTAGAATCAGAATCTCAATCCAATGTAGTTAATGTTGCTGGAAGGGTTATAGAACTAGTGCATAAGTACAACATACAAACAGTATATACAGATGAAACTGGCCTAGGTGGTGGACTAATAGACTTGGGGAGGGAGCAAGGATCTCCAATGAGAGGAGTAGTATTCACACTACAAGAAAAGGCTGAGATGTACAAGAATCTAAGGCTGTTATTTGAAAATCATAAGATAAAACTAAAGAATATAAACAAAATGGTATACCAATTATCCTATCTAAGAAGAGAATATACAGAAACAGGAATAATGAAGATAAAATCGGACGAACATGACGACTATCCAGACAGTTTGGTGCTCGCCTGTAAGGCAGTATCGGCAGGAGAGGGGTGGTATTTGCTTAAGATGGGCAAGGCTATAAGAGAATCAATGTTCGGTTAAATTTATAAGTAATAATATAAGTGGATATATATGGCAATACCTGTAAAGAAACCATGGCAACACCCACCTATTAGGAGTCCAATTACTGGAGAGGCTGGAAAATGGGAGTCAACTGCTGGAAGAGATATATTTGTACCAGTAGCAGAAATGGATCCAGATGAAATAGGCCATGATGAATTAGAAAGATGGTTACATCCAAAGCCAACATATAGATCAACTGATTCTAAACCTGATCCAAACATAGAGGGTGTAGAAGAAGAATTACGAAAACAACCAATTCCAACTAAAGGGCCCAGGCCAGGAGAAATAGAAAAACCTGGTACAGGAGAAGCACCTGGTAGCAATAGAATAGTGCCTGGAGCGTCAGTAACCACACCTGATAAGCAAAGTAGTCCAAAGCTTTTTGGAGATCCAATAGAGAATTTGGATAGTGGAGTAGGGAAAGAACAGGGATATGGTAATTTAGACTTAGCATTTGTACAAGGAAGGGGAGATAATGACATAGGGGGGCAAGATAGCGAAACTTATATAGGATCACAAGAAGATAACCATAAGAGGAAAATAGATATGAATAAGATAACTCATACAAAGGTTGGAGACGACATCCACTTCTATGTCAACGGCAAAGAAGACAGAGGAATAGTTGTCAAAATGGGTAATAGTTTTATACAGGTTTTTACAGAATCTGGAACCTTACAGGACATACATATAAATGACACATTTTTCGTTAAGGACATATTATTAAATAAGACATGGGATGACATGGATTCAGGAGAACGTTATCACGCTCTTCAAAAAATTCACGCACCCTCTCCACGGTTTATAACTAAAAGTTGGTACGATCTACCAATAGAAATTCAAGAATTATTAACAAAGGAATCAGGAACATATTTTGAGGGTGGAGCAGGATCAGGATTTACATATGAACCAGGAGTAACAAGAGGAGCAGAATCAATGGATCATGTGAGAACAGGTATGCAACAAAACACACAGTATGATACAAATGTAAAAGATAAAGATGAATCACCTAAAGCAGGAAGAGCAGGAAATGGTATAGGTAGGAACGCCAGATTTGGCCAAGCAGGAAAATCAGATGTAGAACTACAACATGATCCAGAGGGGCCAATGTTAGGTGGCATTGTAACAAATTTTGAGCCATTAGATGCAGAACCAGACTATGAAGGAGAGACACATGATCCTAAATTTGAACAATTTAAACATAAAGAAGATGGAGCAGAATTTGATCCAGCAACAGGTAAAAAGAAAGAAGGTGGATTTCAGAGCATATATGGGCCACACACAGGAACACCTGGAAGAGATTCAAAATATGGAGATAAAAAATCAGGTATAACAGGAGTACCAGACTATAATGTAAATACATTTGGAATTAATTATTCAACTGTTAAATATCATGAGGGAAAACCACATGACAAAAAGGATGATAAAGATGCCAAAGAAGATGAGTGACGATGAATGTGAATGTCATTGTGGATGTCCTGACGACATCTGTGAATGTGAAGATTGCGAGTGCGAACACGCAGATCTTGAATAGAAAGCTTTAAATAAGGAGTATATATACTCTTACACCATGAGAAGAGATAAGATATTTAAATGTATTGAATGTGGTGCAGTCCTTCCCCCAAGATATAAAGGTAGACAAAGAATTTATTGTGGTAACACTTGTAGAAAAAACTATACTTCTAATCGTCCTTTGTAGGATATGTTGAGTGTGGTTCACCAGCAGGTAAATTCTTGTGATCGTTAACATACTCTTCTAATATTTTATGAAATACAGCAGAGTCACTTTCGTACATCTCTCCATTTCTGGTCTTCTTTACCAGTTTGGCAAACCTTCTAAATAATTCTTTATCAGCCCAAGTTATTGAAATTGTGGTATGTGAACTACCAGCCTTGCGTCTTGCCATAGTATTATATTATATGTTAAATATATAAATCTTCCTACCAAACCTTACATTTAAAGGTACATATATCATCGTCTCCTGGGGTATAAAATCCAATCCTAGGTACCTTGGTTACAGGAGTTCCACCAAATCC